CATTGTCGTGATCAAGACAAAGGCAATAAAAAATAAATATCAGAGTTATCCCCCGGAAGATTTCAGCTTTGATATTACGGAAAATCCGGATGCTCCGGGAGTTGTAATCAATGGCAAAAGTTTGATGGAGGCAATCGGACATGTTATCTATGCAGCTGCAGACAGCAGTTCTGCAACACAGATGATGGGTGTGTACTTCGAAGGTGGAGAAAACAAGATTAAGTTGGTCGCACTTGACGGACATGTCGTAGCAGTTGATTCGATACCGACTGACGGTACCGCAGATATGAAGCTGATAGTGCCTAAAACAGTGGCAAAGAAGCTTGTGTCAATGGGAATTATTGATGATGTTGCTGTTACATATACAAAAAATAGAGCGGTATTCAAATCAAAAGAATATACCATTTACACGAGGTTAATAGAGGGTAAGTATTTTGATTACGATAGATTTTTCATGGCGGGAAAGATGAAAACTTATGTTTCCAGACCGGAATTAGTTGCGGCAATGACCAGAGCAAAGATGTGTACGGAAGAAAAGAAACCTGCAGTCTTCGAAATGAACGAAGATCAGTTAAATATTCGCATTGCCGACAGACTTACGGATTATCAGGAAGAGGTGAAGCTTCAGGATCCGCTTCCTGAACCATTGAAAATTGGCTTCGATTCGAAGCTGGTTCTTGAAACACTGAAAGCATTCACTTGTGAAAATATAGCCATGAATTTCTCAGGACCTAAGATGCCGGCGGTTGTTGAAGCGGAAGACAGTGACATGAAAGCTATCGTGCTTCCAGTAATGATAAGAGAGGAATAAAAACTATGATTGAGATCTTGGATATGAAAGATGTAAAAGATGCAACACCAGAAGAACTGGAAGAGCTTCGTCGGAAAGGATTCCTTCCGAAAACCAGATCCAAAAGAATTTCCGGGAAACCGATTACTCCATATGAAAGAACCAGAGCACAGGTGGCTGCTACCGGGAATAGATGGGCGATGGAGAATTTTTACGCCACACACAGCTGAAAGGTGATGCATTATGGCGAATTTATATAATTTGTGCAGAAAGGACGGGACAGTGATGGAATACTCCATCACCGCATCCGACATAGCAAAGCGAATTGGATGCGATCGACAGGATATCTATTCTTCGGCAAGTTATGCGCTCCTGATCAAGAAAGAGTATTATGTAGAAATTACAGATCGTCCGTTGAGCTGGAAGAAAGATATTGATCTGCTGACAGAATATGATAATGTTCGGAAAAAGTTTCTTAGGAGGTGCGGAAAGTGAAAATATATAAAGCAGTGCATGAGAGAGAAAACAAGTGCAAGGAATTGCACAAAGAGATGAATCTGAATGTAGGGCCGACTCGTCTGGTTCAACCGGATTTCTATTTACTGGTTGATGTTGATGATATCCAGAGACAGATGAATGCTTTGGAAAATGAGGTTCACCGTATAAAAAGAGCAGAAGTGAGAAGGAGATGGCGTTATGGAAGAAAAAAATATTAAGATAACAATTAATGTTGAATGCTCGGAAAAATCTAGTGTAAAAAAAGAACAGATTGCTGGATATCTGCTGAGAGCTATTGCAGGAGTGACTGCAAACAATAAATGCTTTGTTACAAATTATGTATGTGAAATAAATGAGAAAAATGATGATAAGTTGCAGGATAAATATATTACAGGAAAACCTAAACTTACAAAAGACGAAAAGAGTTTTCTTGACGAACTGGATCCTTCATGGACTTATATGCTGAGAAATGATCGTGGACAGTTATATCTTGCCAGACGAACTGAATCGAGGAACTTCGAGTATTTATATTTGGATGACACAACAAGTGCGAAATTTGCTTTTGTTGAACCTGTAGGGGGATGCTGGGAGGTTGCTGACCTGAAAAAATTGGAGGTAGAAGAATCCCGAGAAGATTAAGGGTGCTCTAAAATTCACATAGATTCAATCCTGCCGCATGAGCCTGTCAGATTGCGGCAGGGGAAAAGGAAAATGATAGCGAGGTTGAAGTATGAGTTATATCAAAAACAGATTAAAGCAATACAAAGATAAGTATTCAAAGTACAGCAAGCACGATGGAGTGTATGTTGAGGATGTTCTGGTTATGCTTGAACAGCTTCAGGAAGATCTGGAGCGAGATGAAAGACCTAAACTTACAAAAAATGAAAAAAGCTTTCTTGAAGCGCTAGATCCTTCGTGGAGTTACATTCTGAGAAACGGAAGGGGGCAACTATACCTTGGTAGAAAAGTTGAGTCTATGTACGGAAGTACATACAAATATTTGTGTTTAGAGGGTATAACAAATGCAAAGTTTGATTTTATTGAAGCAGAAGATAGAAGTTGGCTGATTTCCGATTTAAAAGAATGCGAGGTGGAATCGTGAGACTGATTGATGCGGACAGGTTGAGGAAAATATTTGAGGATGGAGAGTGTCCTTGCAAATTGCAATATACATTACTGGGAATTGTAGATGTACAGCCGACAGCTTTTGATGTGGACAAGGTTATCAACGAATTAAAAAGAGATAAATTTATCGAATCAGAATGCGTATTATCTGACATACATCAAGGATATAATGCTGGACTGAACAGAGCAATCGAAATTGTGAAAGGTGGTGGAGCTGAATGAATAAAGTATCAGGTGAAATTTTAGAAGAATTAAGAGATAGCATGGTAGGAAGAAGATATAGACATTTCAAAGGAAGAATCTATATCGTTACTGATCTTGCAGTGAATACAGAATCTGATGAAATTATGGTGATTTACAAGTGCTTTACAGACCCACTTGTAACATGGTGCAGACCGTTAAGTATGTTTACAAGTGATGTGGACAGAAAGAAATATCCAAATGTAAAGCAGAAAAGAAGATTTGAACCACTTTCGAGAACACAGGAGGATAACACTATATGAGAGAGATTCTTTTCAAGGGAAAGAAAAAAGATAACGGTGAATGGATAGAGGGATACCTGTTGGATGGTGGAATGCCGGGAGAAAAGCGAATATTCATAGGGAAATTGGTAATAGGCAAATGGACCGTTATGGCGGATGAATTTGACGAAGTTGATCCGGATACAATATGCGAGTACACAGGATTAACAGATAAGAACGGCAAGAAAATCTGGGAGAATGATATTTTGATGTGTCATGGAAATTCAGAAGACCTTGTAAAAACGGTATTTGGAGAATTTGGTGTAAGAAATATTGAAACCGGGTCCATAGTAGATAAAGTTGTCGGATGGCATTATGAGATTATTCCGACAGACGCAATCAGCAGATGTGAACCATTCTGCTATTCAATGCCACTGACCAAAGATTATATCGACAGGTGCGAAATGGAAGTAGTTGGAAGCATTTTTGACAATCCAGAATTATTGCATGAGGAATCAGATGAATAAATCAGCGTTAGTGATAGATACACCAGAGAATTGCTATGATTGCCCGTTCGGAACTGCATACTGCGGCGAACTTGAATATGTGGGCTATTGTGAATTAGCTGGCTGTTTAGATTATGATGTAATTCTGATGACAGAAGAACATTATGATTGTGAAAGCAAATCAAGACCTGATTGGTGTCCGTTGAAGCCACTGCCGGAGGAGAAAGAAGAGGAATATTGGAGAAGTAAGCTTAGTCTTGCATGGATTCGAGGTTGGAACACTTGTATTAGCAAAATTACAGGAGGCGAAGCAGATGGAGAAATTAACACTTGACGATATGATAAAGGCACTTAAATGCGTTGCCAGCCAGGATACTGTAGGCGATTGCTATGCAGACCACGAAAACTTCATACATATGGATGATGAGCATAAACGCATTGTCTGTGGAACTGGCGAGGATTTAAGAGATTATATCAGTGGGAAGGAAGCGATTGGTTGCCCGTATCATCAAAATACTTATGGATGTTGTTTTGAAGATGGAGAATTGTATTGGTTGAAAGATGTTGCAGAACTGTTGGAAGAGTTAAAGTCTTATAAAGACTTAGAAGAACAGGGCTTGCTTGTGAGATTGCCGTGTAAGGTCGGAGATACGGTATGGGATAACGATTTTGGATATCCAAAATCGTATGAAATAAAAGCATTTTCATATGGATATTGTGATAGTTATGTTGAGCCAGATATAGATATAGAAGATCAAATTATATTTTACTATGAAAATTATAGCGGTTCAATAGCAGGAGCTTTTCCAATGAGCGAAATTGGTAAAACCGTATTTCTTACCCGCGAAGAAGCTGGTATGATGGAAAAAAAGAGGTGAAATCTGATGTCTTTGGAAAATATAGGAAATGTTCATACTGATTTAATTCCTCTGTCAGTTTTACAGGATGTTGATAAAAGAATTTCTGATTGGCTTGCAACGGGTGGTAAAGAGGATGATCCGTATATACAAAGACAGATAAAGTATTTGAAACAGGTTGAAAAGGCAGCAACCAAAGAAAGGAAATAGAAAAGCAAATGGCAGTAAAAATGATTAAAGATGAAGATGGAAATTATGTTCCAGAAGAGTGTTGTAGCTTTTCCAGAAACTTTGAAACGGGAAACATCGAGATAGATCATGTCGATTTACCTTGCGGAGCGGATTGCGATGATCAATGTCAGAATTGTGTAATTCAGCGAATTATGAACGAGTATACAGAACAGGAGAAAGAATTAAAGAAATATCGGGAAATTGGAACGATAGAAGAATGCCAGGTGACGATGGAAAAATTTATTGAAGAGGCACAATTGCATGAAGCTCTCAGAGTTTTAGACGAAAGGATGTGAAAAATGAAAGAACTTATATTTTATATATGTGGAATCTTTAGTTGCATGATCGTATGGTTCTTGTGGGCTATTATAGCCTCTAAAAAGGCCAAAGAAGCCCCTTTGAAAGAGTATGCAAGGATTCATATTGATATCGAAAAAGCTATCAGAGAGAATGAAGAACAGATAGCGATGACTAAAAAGTATCAGGCGATGGAAGATCAGGTGATTGACCAGATGATTCTTCAGTGGAAGATGGAATATCTGCAGAGCCAGAGAGAATGGCTGTTTACATTACTTGGCGGAAAGATGGAGGATTCGTATGTACAGCAAATGTC